TTGCATGGGTACCACGTTCCTTTGAGGAAAGTGGGAAGGGAATCGTAACCATCAGCAATGCCATCGCGATTCGTGACACCGGATCTCATTTTGAGCTGGAGACCTAATTTCTCAAAAACATCAACGAAGGCCAAACTCATATGAGTGGTAAAATGTTGGCCTTCGTCGTCGTCGAAAGAGAAAAGGGGGTCACAGCAACAATTTGTGGGGAGACCTGTGATTGTGTCATAGGCTTTGACAATGGCTAACAGAAACGCCGTCATGACGGTGCAGGTGTTACCAATAGTTGTGTCTGTACCTCCTGTGTTTCGCTCTGGTGAGCGGTAAACTTCGATTGTTTGTCCCGGGGTGTTGCGAAAACCAATCAGTAGCTTGGCGGCCGCGCTAGCGTAAAGTAGCTCGATGGTTTCGATAGGGAGCCCGAATTGATGCAAGATTGTGTACTCGTTGAGTAAGGCGTCAGGTCCGTTTGTATGGTCGCACTGGGTTAAATCACCTTCAAAGAAGTAGTGACGGGGCAGGACTTTGTTATGTTTGGAGCATGCAGTCGCATAAGTGGCATTGTAGCAGACCAGTGAATCATCACCGGCCACCAAAATATGCCACCCTGGGGAATAGCGTGCTGTTTCATACCAAATTGAAAGTTGGTTAGATGTCATGCCTGCGCCCATTGTGCCAGTGATAATAAAACCATTGACGGACGCTAAAGGTGCGAATTGAAAGTGCTTCTTGAAAGATTCGACGACGGGGTAGAGTTCAGGGCCAATCTGCACAGTCAACTTTGGATCGACTGCGTGAATAGGGCGCGGTATGAAACTCTTCTTACGCAAATTTGGGTATTCGTCGATAGTGGTTTCTGGGAATTTGATAAGCACTTCATCATGTTTGACGTTGACTTGGATCAATCGGACTTCTCGATCCTCTGGTGTGAGAGGTTGCTCCTTAACGGCTTTGAATGCGCTGATGTAGCGCTTGCGCTTGGCAGGGTCTGTATGTAACAACCATTGTTCGAATTTCTGCTCGAAAGTAGTGAGTTCGTCGAATGGTTCGTTTGCTTCAGGATAGCAAAATTCAATTTGCGGGCCAAAGACGGGATTAGACCCAGCTAACTCGCGGACAGCTTTTGGGGCTGCGTATGACTGCAAGTCGACGGTAAAATCGCCGAGATTCACAAGATCACTGATATCTTCAATGGTATAACCTCGTGGATACAATTCGAGTTCACTGAGTTCAAGGCGAATTAACGCTTCATAGCTAGTCCAATCCCCAACAAAAGCGTCAGGTTGGTAGCTAGGATTGACAGTGAGACGCGTGGTTTTAGGCCATGTGCATCGAGGTTTGGTGTTGAAAAAAGGGACAAAACCAGTGTTGATTGTTTGGCAAAACAGAATTGTAGCAATGCGCCACAACTCGGAATCAGCGGTAGGGGTGTCACGCGTCAATCTGTTGTACACCATGGCTTTCAAGTTAACACTTGAGAGTCGTGGGCGGAACAGAGGTACGGGTGTTGAATACCACTGGTAATAGCCAAGAACAGCTGGAGTGGGATCGTCATAGACGACCAAGTTGTCTTTAACCTTAATATCAGGATGTTGAGCGGGGCGGTTTAGATCCGCGCAATCGACGGCGGGAACAAAAGATTGTTCTTTAACAAATCGTTCAGCCGCTATCGCCCAAGAATTGAGTGAAAGTGGGGTGGCTGGAACATTTGCCGTGTCAATGCGCAAATCAGAAAGAGCGTCAACGAGTCCGCTGCGAGTGCGCTTCTGGCGGTCAGTGATGTAACTTTGCAGTAATGGGAGGTCAGCTTGAGCTTGGCGCTTTTTGGCCCCACCAGCTAGTGGTAAAGGGTTAATGCACCAAAGAATAGCAGCACCGAGGCCAAAAGTCAGCCAAGGATATTGCTGGATCCAGTTGAGGACCCTGTTGAAAATTGAAGCTGGGAAAAACCAGTCGCTCAAACCGGCAATGAGCACAGGTTGTAAGTATAACACTGCGGCATTGTAAGTGGCGTGAGCTAACACGGCATTCTTGAAAGGTAACTGGGAAAGCGAATAATGAATGCACCCATGAATGTAAACACGGGTCAAATAGACCCATGTCGGTTCATGAGGATTCAATGGCACATCCATGAGACCGATCAAACCAGAAGCGATAGCTTTGTAGCGGTTTGAACCGCCCAAGCGCTTAACGCTTTCTTCGAACAGTGGTGAAAAGATCACGACAGACCAAAAAGTCAGTAAGTGCGATGAAGCCCAAACCAACTCATAGTCATCAGGGTGACCAATAGTTGACTGTTTGATGCTGTCCTCGACATAGAGTCGTTCACTGGGATCGTCGGCGTAGTGCCAGTCGGCGAGTTTGTTACCGAACGCAATAAGAGCGCGGTAACCAACCCACACGGCATTGGTCACTGTTTTACGCCAATCAGATGTGACGGCTGTTAAGACGCGCTTCCACCATGCGGGAAAGTCCCAATCAATGGTGTAGACGAAGGCAGCAGGACGAAGAAGTGTTCTGGTTTTTGTTTTCAATTTTCTCAAAACGATGCTCAGCAAAACCAGGCCGGTTGCAGGTAAAGCATACGACCACATGGAAAGCGGGGTTGGGCCAGGAGTCTGGTCAATGTGACGCAGAGCTTGGTTGAGGTCAGTCATTGCGGGTGCATATTGGAACTGCAAACTTTGCATCAACAAGGAACGGGTTTCCAACGTGGTGGTCAATACAGCAACAGTCAAGTTCAAGGCATAGTCTTCGAAGCGCCCAGGGAACACAGCTTTAACAGCAGTGATCTCCGGGTCTCCATTGACAATTGAACAAGCCCGTGTGTAAGCCATAGTCCAGACGTAGAAACTCATGCCTTTACCAGCCAACTTGCAAGGCAGTGTAGTGGCGATGATGGACGAGAACTTTCTTTCTAGGAAGAAGCCATTCAAGTCGAGGACACCATTGGTTGATGAGTTGCAGCCCGTGCTTTGCGATTGTTCGCAAATGATAAGGTTCGAGTGCTCGCATTACGGCGAGATGGTCAGGTACGTCGATTTCTAGTTCAACTTGCTGCGCAAGTCGCGCAGGTTGGAAACTGACAGGCAGATTGGTTTTCTCAAAAATGACCGCGTCGTAGACAACGCGGTCAGCGAAATGCCAAGTGTGTTTGACGGCCCAAGCCACGATGCCATCAGAACCATTGCTATGCATAGCATCAGCAGGGTAATGTGGGGGGTAGATTGGGTTAACAGCGTCTGGTTGCCAAAATATTTTACCATCTTGGCGAATCCAGGCGGCTGTGTCAACAGCACCATAGAAACCGATGAATGGGTGACCGATCCAGATCAAATTTTCATAGCCGAGTTGTGCAATGAACGCTGGGGTGAGCGGGGTAGGAGACGCAACGGGGCCATATTGATATACGTCCATGATTAAAGCAGCAGACCCAGCAGGTCTTTCACCTATTGCGGGGCGTCTACCAATATCGAGAGGGACGACATAGCCGTGGACTTGGTTAACAGTGAGGATCTCTGTAGCATGGCCACCACGAACCAGCGCCGCATTAAGAGACGCTGCGATGGTGACATCACGCTGAGAACCCCACAACAAATCGATATTGCGAATGCCTTTCTTCCAGAGGCGGTAATAAGCCCAAACAGTGGCTGCACTGCGGTAAACCGCAAGCACAGCGTGGCTGTTAGGCCCATCAAGTGCGTCTGGGACCGTTTGATAAGGGATCTTAGTTTTGATTACTCGAGCTTCAGATTCCGCAGTGACACGCACACGAAAGTTAGCGTACCAACGATCGACCGTTTGAGCGGCCGTCGGGGGCGGACCAGCACCTTTCTTGGGAGAAGCGGCAACTTTGGGAGTCGCCTTCGCTGCGGCGCTGCGCGCCGGCGCTTTCACAGGAATAGGACCAGGTGGAGCAGGGGTAGAGGGAGAAGTTGTAGGAGGTAAGGGGGAAGGGTTTGGGTTAGCAGGGGGCAAGGGCAAGCCGGGAGGGTATACAGGGGCTTGCTGCGGTTGGAGGTTGACCTGGATAGGTTGACCTCGGTTCTGGCGGGCGTTATTTGCCTGTCGACCAGTACCGCGCCCACGAGAGTTTTGTCCTCTCGAGGCG